ATGATGAGTTCATTGCCGCTATCATCGTTAATGCCATGAGCATCATCAAACTGTATATTGAAACTATTGGTATCAAGGTCAGCGCCCAACTGCGGAGAATCATCTTGAACTATTTCCGTTATAGCGGAAGAGGTCGCAAGGCCAGCTACCAAAGTTGACCTTGTAATTTTTTTCAGCCCACCGCCAGATGTATCAACCGCAAGAAATACATCATCGTTAGCAACTGTAGATATTGCAGAAAGTGATCCGACAGACACTGACTCAAAGTTTGTACCGTCTGCTACAAGGATGTTGTGCTGTGTGCTGTTGCTTAATTGTAAATCAGATGTAGCAAAAGAACTGCTGTCTAATGCGGCTGCTTGCCATGCGGAACCCGAATATACTTTAAGCACCCCGCTACTGGTATTGAAATATAAGTCTCCTGCAACCAAACTAGAACCGCCAGATCTTGTTGAGGGGTCTGAACTAGCTGCGCCGTGGTAAACTAAATCAAAACTTGTTACAGCATCTACTTTTGTAGCCACAGAAGATACAGCAGACTGAATACCTGCGACAGTGGATATATTGTTTGTTGGACTTATCTGACCAGCAACGAGATCAACGTTAGTTTTTGCCCCAGCGACCAAGTTTATATTGGATGAATTATCAGCCACGCTAGAAATATTCGTTGCTAGTGGTTCAGCTACGGCTAGGTCAATATTTGTTTGATTATTTGCAGCCGCGTTAATATTCGTCGCATTGGATGCTACTTGTGATATCGCTCCGTTTATGGAGCTTACCGTTGTGATATTATCTTTATTCGTATTCACGCCTTCGATTGCGGCAAGCGAGGATGCTACCGATGCCAGCGTTCCGTTATTAACCTGCGTAATTGTATCAGCCAGGGAAGCGCCAAGAAGTGTGGTAATAACATTATTACCATCACAGTAAACAATGTCTTTACCAAACGCTATTTCGACAGCAGAACCGGAAGAAGTTTTGACATAGACTTTGAACTCGTTGCCGGTTTTGTTGTTAATGAAATATGTTTTCTGTGAATTAGGCACAACCACATAACGTATGTTTGTCAGTGTGCCTGTCAGTTCCAGGACAGCATGTCGCGCTTCATCGGCAACAAAGTTTGTACTGGTTAAAGTTATATTGCCTTCGCCGCTAATGTCTTTAGATAAAACACCGGCAGCAAGATCTTCAAGAAGTGTGAGGTTAACATCGGTGTACTGACCCCATAGGCCATCGTTACCGCCTTCTTCCTGATTTCGTAATCTTGCAATGGTGGTCGCTGAATCTGCCATTATGTTGCCGCCACATTATCGTTAGTGATTTGTTGTCTGCCGTATCGCTTGTTGATGCCAGCCAACGCTCTTTCGTAGTACTGCATGTACATCGCCGCAGCTTCGGGATACTTCACATAAACTGCCGCGTGATTGAGCGCACAATAAAGAAGAAGCTGATAAGCATTGCTAGTGTAGAAGTTGGTTGTGTTACCGGTGTTCAAGCGCGGTAACCGTTGGGTGTATCCGATCTCATATGAAAGCGCCGCAGAAGGTGAGGGCGCTATGAGGAAGCTACCGCTGTCATACTCCCCAAAATATTTTGGCGTTCCTGTGGTGCTTGTGCTGCTATAAAACTCGCGAAGAAAAGTTAACTCCCTGCGCTCAAGCTGAATGATGGTACTGCCGCTTGTGATTTGAAAATACCGGATACCTCTTTCAGCAGCCGGTTTGTTTACTGTGTTATCACCTATGCTAAGTGACCCTGTCTCTTTATCAAAGAAGGCATCTTCAGTCACATCATCTGCTAACTGATCTTCAGCATTCTCTATAATCTGATTTAACTGATTGGATAACTCAGTTGTGTCATTATCCAGGTAATCAACAATGTCTGTTTTAAGAGTGGTAAAACTAGCCATTAGACATTATCCGTTCCACCGCCAGAGGTGTTTGGGAAAAGCGTTGTAATGCTAGTGACCGTTCCGACAGAAAAACCATCGGTAGGTCGAGGGTCTTTCAATGACATGGGGTCGTGAATATTTCTCGCAGGTGTTAACTGCGGATGCTTTTCTTCATATGCTTCTGGAGATACACGCAGACCTTCCCAGGTTGTTCGCAGTTTCCGATAGGGAACCCTCGCGCCTGTAATGTCGCAATATCCAAATGAGTGTTTACCCGCCGCGTGTCTCAAAGCCTGTTCCCGCCAAATTCGGAGTTAAATAAAGCGATGTTCGTTCTTCATCTTCTTGTATGACGCGAAGAACTTCTTCATCGTATCGCGCTTTGTACAGCGCTGTTCTGGCGGTATCCAGGGTTGGCAGCTTTTCAGAAAGCATAAACGCTAGACCGGTTGTGACTGCCGGTAAGAACTTAACCGGTACGTCAATAGTGTTAGTATATTCACCAACGTCTTCGATCCGATTATACGCAAAATAGTTTACTTTGTATACCTTATCAGGGGTGGTGAAGAGGAAAAGAATAGGCGCATCACGCTCTCTATCAAGGTAGTATTGGGATGGCCTTGCTTCGTTACTTTTATTCGGCAGCGCTGTGTATTCACTCTGTGTCAGCCTGGAGACTGATATTTCTGATCCGGTTGTGCCGTCAGAAAATATCGTCATGTCCGATACATCCAGAATAGAACCTGCCAGTGTGTAACTGGTCGTAGACGCAACCGTATTAAAAGTTGTTTGCGCTCTTTTAAAAAGATGCAGATCCCTATTGTTTAGATCCGCGAGTAACAGGTTAAGTGAACGTCGAGCAGAACGCAGTTGTAATCCCGTAGGACTAGTCACTGCGTTCCTCTCATACGCTTCTATGATCAACTCATCGACACTAAGATCGAAAGTAGTTGTTCCAGAGGTAGCCATCGGCTCTAGCCTTTCTGGACTTCAAGGATAATAGTATATGTGTCCAGATTGGTGTGACCTCTTGTGGTGAAAAGGATGTCACCGTTTTTCCCACTGCCAGCAGTATTGGATAATCCACCGAAAGAAGAAAAGTCAAGATAGCCAGCACCGTCAGAAGTGAGTGATATAGCAAAGATGTTGGTTGAAGCATTGAAAAGAATGTCAACATCCATCCCAGAGATAGACCACCAGCATTTCATAATTTTAATGTTGGTGCTTTTTTCTCCGTTAGTCATGGCAGCAAGTGCTGAAGCGTCTACTTTTACTACAGCACTTTCGCCAGAGCCATCACTGACATTTGTGAAACGCAGGACAGCGGTTCTTTCACCATCCTGCATTACAGTTGAGGCAACTAGATCTGCCATGATTTACGCCTTTCTATTTTTTCTTCAAGAAAGCTGGCATCTTCTTTTTACCATTTGGCATTTTCTTTTTACCGTTCATCTTTGGTGGACGGCCTCTTTTAGAACCATAGGTTCCTTTACCCATTGGCATAATTATTCTCCCTATTAACTATCAGCAGAAGCGGTGATGTTAGTATTCAGCCCGACTTCACCATCAGCGTTGGCTATGGCAATAGGCTGGAAGAACTGCATATCTGCACCGACAAAAGCCTCTGTGATGTTTGCAGCGTTGTCAGCTACACGGGCATAAATATTCGGCCCAACATTACCAGTTGTGGTTGCTACAGCAGTGAAGCACACATCGGCAGAATTTCTATTGCGGATGTATGAACCGTTTGCGCCACCATTTATTGTGAGGTTAGTTGCAGCGGTAGTAACGTTCTCAATTGCGGCTGTATCAAAATTACCGTCGATGAAAAAATTACGAACCATTGCTCCATCACCGCCAACAATTTGAAGTGCAGAAGCACCACCGGCAGCAGCAGCGCCGCGATGTGTCCATCCGTCAATCATTAAGCGAGAAGCGTTTGCGTCAGCAACAATAAAGTCCGTTGCCTGACCAGTGACATCTTTTGTTTCACAATCCATCATGGTGAAGTCAGCAGCGTTAACATCGATAGGACCGGTAAGCGCATCGATACCACCAGTAAACAGGAAGTTGCTGATTGTGATGTTATCAGCACCAACATCCATGTCTGCGCCAACAGCGGTTGTGAAATTGACTGTTGGTCGATCTGAGCCATTGCCCAAGCCGACAATTGTGATGCCAGCGACATCGAGATCCAGACCGCCAGCGGCTGTGACCGTTTCGGTGTGACCCGCCTTCACTAAAATTA